ATGGAGTCGGGTTGAGTCATGTATATGGGTGAAATAACGCTCTTATTGGTGCTTCTGAATACCTGCTTGGCGATCTGGTCGATTCGGGTGCTCTCCATGGCTATCAAAACGGGCATCTCGCAGCTCGACGAATCCATGGCGAGAGCGATTCAGTCGGTTTTGGAAGGTGATTTCGCCGGTTCGATTGAACCCCCGAACCCGATTCAAGCCGCCATAGCTCAGATGCTAACACAACGAATGCAAAATGTCCCCGCTGAGATGGTCCGGGATAGTGCTGGTAAGTTTTCGCAAGAAAAAGTATCATAAGTCGTCGAGTCCGGCCTGAGTCTCGATGGCCCGGAAGAAGAAACGCTCAAGGCGGCGAAAGACCTTCTCGATGCTGAATGCTCTTGAGGCGTATGTCTATGCAACCATACTCACCGAAGGCGTTGCCGGGACATCACCTTGGGGATTCGTCACCGGGGCCGCTGATCTGGGTTGGTCACGCAGCTCCGCAACTGGTGATGCTTCCGCACTTAGCCGCGGCACCCAACAACTCGCTATGACTGGCGCGGGAGAAATCAGCATTGGCGACTTGATGAAAGAACCTTCCATGGCGCTGGATACCATGGCCTCCAACTTTCAATCGAACCTGGCTCCTATGGCAATAGCGGCGTTTGGCACGAGCATCACATTTCGCATCGGAAAGAAACTCCTACGCCGTCCAATCTCCAACATCAATCGCAACATCATCAAGCCCGCGCTCGGTGCTGGGATAAGGTTGTGATTAAATGGCTAATGTGAATTGCTACGGCTCTCTAATCTCTTCTCGATACACCACGGTCCCATGCCTTAACACAGCGACCACCGAGGCAACTAAGGATGAAGTGCATACTGATTCCAATTTTGTCGGCAGTGCTCAGACAGTCGGCACCTTCGCATCTCAGCAATTCGGAAACTTCGTACTGGCTAAGGCCGGGATAGTTGCCGAGAATGATATGACTTGGGCCTACATAGAATCTGCGGGCACCATCAAGGCAGCTCTTCCAATGGGGTCCGGCGTTGCCGGAGGGAGCCAGGGCCTGCCTGCGCCAATACCATACCCGAAGCAGCTCCTCCCGGGTGATTCTCTTCAAGTCATGGTCAATGCAACGAGTGATAGAGAAGCGTCGGTGGCTGTGGCATGCACATCGGGTGAATATCATATCTTTTCGGTCACGGCTTCGGGATCTGGAGAGCACGAGTTTATCTCCATTCTCGACGGACAAGGAATTGGCACCACACTGCAGGGACGCACGATAAGTCATTGGTTTGCGCTGTCCGGAAACAATGACGCTGAATTGACTTCTCCCGTCTATCTGCTCGATGGGTCTGGGGTGCCGACGGATTCTGTCTCCTTTACCTCAAGTGGCGGAGCTGCGGCGGCGGTTTTCCAACCTTGCAGGGCAAATGTGGCGTTGAATAGTCGGTTGGTCTATCGCACCGACGCATAGTTGGTGAAGATATGGCGAAGCGACGATATACACGCGCTCAGAAAAAGCGAGCCGCTAAGAGTATGCTTCAGAAGGCAGAAAAGCTCTACATGAATAGCGGTGCAATCACTCTTGATGATTACTCGAAAATAATGGGAATCAAACAAAGATGCTTGAAAAGGTTGGGGTATCGCCCCGAGGAGTGATACCCATGCTCTCCAACTGGTCAATGGATAGGGTCACACAGCCTCAACAAGATATTGATGGGGCTTGGCGGATACTTTCAGCGGGGCGGAAACCTCGACTCGTAACTTCAATCAGCGTGTATTCCGGCACTAACTCGGCGGCGGCATCGACGAGATATTTCGTAATGCCCGGACAACCCGGGGCAACTGGGACAAATGATTATGATTTGACTTCTCAAGATGGCGTATGCGTTTTTCATAATACATTCAATCTTTCAGTCGGCACCAAGCAATCAATATCCGGTGCCTCAGCGACGGATAGAGGCGGGACGGGTGGCCTTGGCTCGCCTTTCATCATCCCGCCGGGCTATGTTTTACTCGCAGCTCCCTCCGATGCCAACCTAAACGGGACAGTTATACATTCCATGGTATCGGCGGAGATGGATTAATGCCAAAAGCATCCCCAGATCAAGTGATTACGATACGCTTTGAGATGCAAGATACCGAAAGGAGAATCCTGGAGCAAGCCGTCACAGCCTACTCAATTCGGTCTGTCTCCAAGGGTATCCACAACCTAACAAGCGACACCACCACGGTGCTCGTGCTTATCGTGCTGTATGAGATGCTCACAGACTCGGAGATACTCGGAGATGCCATCCTTGCGGCGCTGGGTGCCGGGGTCGGTCTGGGGGAAGCCATTCTTCAGTCTTGGAGGGATTACCGCAGCTCAGCCGCATATAGCGAAGATTACCACGAGAGAGCGCACAGCGTAACGGGTGGTCTGCGTAACCTCCTCGACAATATCATAGGTGCTCTAACGGGGGAAGCACTGCAGGGTGTCCGAGAAGGTTGGCAAAATGAGTAGATGGAGCCAGGCTCCCCCGGAATCGGTGCCTCCCTCCCCACACTTACGGGTCATTTTCGCTATTATTGGCCCCTTTCTTATTTAAGGTCAAACGGGATTGGCCTAAACTCGGGTGTCGCTTTAGGTCTGGCCGGGCTTCCAATCTCCAGACCCCACCACTAATTTTCATGTCCCGGACATCTTGGGCCTCTTGCAGCTCCGACGCTTTCATGAATACACCTCTATCTTTCTTGATGTCCATTCTCTCGTATTGCTCCCGGCCTCTTCTTTCCCATCGGTTTCTCTCCCGCTGCTCTTGCTTGACTGTGCGGGGTGGTCGATAATTCGGATACTCATGCACGACGACTTGACGGGGACGTCCCCCCTTCCGGTTTTCCCTATCCAGTACGACGCGGGCGCGATAACTGCACCCTTGATTATTACAATGTGAATCAATACGAAGAGTAACCGTCCGATAGTAATTCCAATGCCCACAGCCACATTTCCATAATCCATGGCGAAGTTGGCCCGTCCATCCGTAGTCTTTAGCCATCTCGAACAACCTCCGACAGTCGGTGATTCCCGCCATTCTCGCAGCTCCATGATTGAACCAGTTCGACAGCGGCGAAATCCGGCACATCAAACATAATCTTGCAATAGCAACATCGCAACTTCATTCTAGCCACCTCGTCAAACCAAACCTCAACGGAAAATCCCGAGTCGCTGTGAAAGCCAGATCAAGAGCCAGCGCCACCGGCACTATGCCTCTTTCATAGGCTGTCTTAATCGACTTTGAAAACTTGTTAGCTCTTCTCGGGCTGCTCTCGTGGCATTCTGCCTCGGGCTTACAGCTCTTCGGACTCCATGAATACGGAAAGTGCCCCCATAGGTCGGTTGGTTTCTGGTTCGGGTGGCCGTACTGGCAATATGTAACTGTGTGACGAGAGAGTTGTTTCATCATTGACTGTGTCCTCAGCATGCCACGAGGGTTTTCAATAACCGCATAGGCCGCTTCTGAGGCGTTTATGATGTCGATGCCATGAAGGACAAAGCGATTCGCTTCAAGGGCCTCTGGGGTCGCGGGAACCACCTTCCCGTCATAATTCTTCTTCCAATGGTTACTTCCAATATTTGCCATAGAGTAAACGGTGCATGGCGGCGAGAACCAAATGAAATCAGGTTTGAATCCAGATATCCGAACCAAATCCCAGAAATCGTAATTCAACAAGTCACCCACAAAGTCCGGCTCGAGCCCCTTCTCAATATCGAGAGTGAAAGTTTGCCAACCACAATCCGAAAAAGCTCCGGCAACCGTCTTTGAGCCGGAGCATAACTCCCACATTCGCAACCTTCGACCATGGGTGAATTGGTGAGGAGCCTGGCTCAAGAGAATCCCTCCGCTGCTCGTCGTCGGCTTTCACACATCGGGCACTCAGCCTCGGGTATGTGGGCGTAGCGCATCAATACCACGGCACCTTTTCCCTTGACGATGTCCTCAAGTGTTGCATCGGATTCAAGCCATGAAACTGCCCTGCATGCCTTATTCTTACATCTCCATGTTTGATGGCCCTTTCGCTTCATCTCTTCGGCAAACCAATCAAGAATCATTAGCATTATTCGACCCCCAATTTTTCATTTCCAAATCTCCAGATCGAACAGCATACATCATTGTGATTTCCGCCGCTATTGATGTAGTATAGATGCGTGGCTTCGAGGCTCGGGTCATGCCGGGTCGAGTTGAAGCCCAATTTCATCAATGTGCCTCCGGGCTTCAATATCCTCACAATCTCATTCATGCAGCTCTTCACATATCCTGGTGTGGCATACACATTCACATGGCCCGATTCGTATTTTTGTGCCGCTTGACGAGCCGAGAAGGGTGGGTCGAATATCACAAACTCGGCGCTGGAAGTTAGGCAAGTCTTGAGAAAATCAAGTGCGTCCATGTGAAACTCAGCTCGTGTAGTGGGGTCGATATCGTTGGTTAGGGTGGCCCAGCCGCAGTTACGCGCGAATGGGTCAATGACGACGGCGTGGTGGTGTGGCTGGTGCTTGGCCCATATACGCTTGAGCCATGGCTTAGTGTGGGTGTCTATGCTTGTGCTTCCGACGCACTCATGGTGTATTTCCATGGAGCTTCGTAAGAGCCTGTCCTTTTGTGCATTGTGGTGGGGTTCCCCTTTAGAAAAGGTATGGGTCACACCCTGCGGGTGTGGCAACCTCCATAAATGTGGTAAAGACATGAAGGGTGGGTGGGTGGAACCCACATCGAGAGGATAAAGAACCGTTGGGGTCGGGATGGAGTCGGGTTGAGTCATGTATATGGGTGAAATAACGCTCTTATTGGTGCTTCTGAATACCTGCTTGGCGATCTGGTCGATT